ATCCACTAGCACAAATTGCCGTGCGTCGTCCAGTTTCCACCACCATGGGAACGCGTCTTTGACGGCTCGTTCCGCGCGCGATAAATCCTCTTGCAAGATAAACAAGGCGACTTTTTCGCTGATACCGTTTTCCAAATTATGCCCGTAGCCAATGGTTAAATGGCCTGTGGGGCACTTGTAGGGGAGTTTTGAAAATCCCTCATAGCGCCGGATATAGGCCGCTGCTTTTACGTTATCCATTAGTTGCCTCCGTTGTGGCGTTGTAAAATAAACCCTTTAATGGTTTTTACGTCGTCAAGGATAATATCCACCTTAACGTCGGTTTCCGTCATTTTGCGTTCGTGTTCGGCTACCATGCGCTCTAACTTATCCACCCGCGGAGGCAGACCGTAAATGGTAAAGCACCAAAAGGCCACCGCACCAATCACTCCCGCCAGCCACACCCAACCTTTTACTGTGTCTGGGTTCATAAGCCCTCCTCTTTTTTGGGTTCAGCCGGAGCGGATACCTCCGGCACCCCACGCAACGGATTCGCCAACGCTTCAATTTCCTGCGCTTTGGCCCGCACATAGTCGCTCGCGCCGGAGCCGTCCGCCAGTACCAGTTCCCGCACCGCGCGGGTTAGCCCGCTGGAAAGTTCCAACGCCTGTACCTGTTCGGCGTTCGTGGGTTCCGGTTTGCTCGGGGCATAGCCTTTCAAATACCATTCTCCCGTGTAGGCTTGTTCTACTTCTTGCTTGGTAAACCCTAAAGATTCGTAAAAGGCATCATTCGTTCCAATGCCTACATCACAAACTTTGGTTTCTTCATTTTTTACTTTTGCATATTTATATTCAGGCATTTGTCGCTCCTTTCAATGGGAAAAAATGGCAAGTTGCGCCCCCAGTTCCTTTAACTTGTACAACATCACCAGCTTTTACAAAAAACGCTGCATGATTATTTGCAGAAAACGGTGTACCTATATTAACGCCATTAATCTCTATGTAGTCGTTCCCAGTGGTACAATATGCAGTATACAATCCAGCTGTTGGCGCTGTATACGGATAAGTCACCGAAACACCAGCAGAATAATCCGGTATTCCCCAAGCCATACTTTTATTGATAAAAGAAGTAGCTGGGGTCGTATTTGCAAGGTCAATGTTTGCTTTGCTAGCTAACGCACCTGTAAATTCCGCGGCTTGTGCCGTACTGGCTGGCACTGCCGCATTGAAAGCGCAAACCCACGGATAAAGTGTGGTGTGGGCGGGTTGTACCGTGTCAGCAGCACCGTAGATAGCGTTTGATTTGGAAGCGTCAAACATAACGTGAGAACCATTACCATTTCCGTTTGTCCCTGCCGGATTAAAAGGAGCTGTTTTATTAACTGAAAAAGCACCGCTCCAATTACGGTTCATATCTACAAATGGCTCAACACTACCAGTAATATTCGGCAACCCAGCACCCTTTTGCGTAATGCCTTCTGTGCTATTGACCATTTTGATATAGTTGGCCAGTTTGGGAAGGCGCAACGAGCCGGACACCTCGTCCGCCACATAATACGGGCACTCCCCATAAGTAGCAATGGCAGCGTCATATTCGGCCTTTGTTTTGCATAGTTCAGGGTGGCTTTTTACCCACGCGTAAAAATCGGGGTACAGCGTGGAGGCATTGGTGTAGTATTCGCCCGTCCACGCCGGCAAACAGCCGGGGTTGTCTTTGGCTAATGAGGACTGGCTCCACACTAACTGCCCGATAGTAAGGCCACGGGAATTTTGCGCGCTTTGCGCCGCGTCCTGCGCGCTGGCCGCCGCTTTGGCGGCCCAATGCCGGGAAGAATAAACTTGTTCTTCGCTCATAATGCCCTCCTAACTGTTCAGCGCGGAAACATCCACCGCTTGGTCTTCCGGCGCATTGGCCAGTTGTTTGCACAATTCGGCCAAAGCCTGTGCCTTGGTTTGGGCCGTTTGGGCGGAAGTTGCACTGCTAGACGCCGCCGTGGCACTGTTCGCCGCATTCGTAGCTGATGCGGCCGCTGCCGTTTCACTTTGCCCTGCATTGGTGGCCGAAGTAGCCGCTTGCGTAGCCTTTCCAGCCGCGGCCGTCGCACTCGCCGCCGCGCTGGTGGCGGAACTGGCCGCATCCTCAGCTTTTTCGCTTGCTGTTTGGGCGCTGGTGGCCGCCGCAGTGGCGTTGGCCGCAACATCAGCCTTGCTGCCTTCCGCTGCCGTAGCGCTTTTAGCTGCCTTGGCCGCCCAATGTTTCGCAGAATAGATAGTCGTTTCGTTTGCCATAATTTAGTTCTCCTGTGTTTCTTTTATCTCGTCTAACAAAATAGCAATATCCACCGGCACATCTTCATCCGCACCGGCTATATTGCGTGCGCACCGCGCAATTTGCAAGGTCTCGTCTTTCAAGTCGGAGGCTTGGGATAAAGCCTTTTGGGCCTCTGCCTGCGCTTTTTGAGCTGTGTCTTTCAGTTCGTTTAACTGCTCTAAAAAGCCTTCTGCACTGGTTTTTTCCTCAGCACTCACGGGGTAACAAATGGCGCGGGCCATTTGCTCTTGCGCTTCCTGGACCAAACACGTCAATTTGTCAAAACCCCTTTCCAGTTCTTCGGCGTCCAACGCGTGGCCGCTTTGCAAATCAAGTTCTTGCGTGGGGGGCGTTTGGCGCAAAAGCGTCAGCGTATATCCGTCCGCCAACGGTTCCATGCCACTTTCCAAGGTTGGATAAGTAATGCTGTCCAATGTGTCACTAAATGCAAAATTTTTTGTAATTTCGCTTTCCACTCCTTGTGGGGTGGTTAGAAATAGGCGCAGGTGGCTGCCGTCCGCCAACGGAAACGTGATCCCAAACGTACGGTTTTCGCCGTTGCCCTTGTATTGTAATTTGGTGGTTGTATTCGCTACGGTCATTTTTTGCTCCTAGTACCAGAGGGTAATTTTAATTCCGTAAGTGTCATCAGCCAAAATCGTATTGCCCTCAAATTCGCTGGCAGAAATTGCATAGTAAACGGTGGCAAAGTTTCCGCTTCGGTTCCCGTATCCAACCGCGGAGTGCAGAGGCGTGAACCATACAGTGCCGTCTGCGTTGCACAGTTCCAACGTGATAAACTTATATTCCCGGGTGCCGATATTGGTGCGGAAGTTGCCGCTTCGGGCTGCCTTGCTATAACCTCGCTCGTTATGTACCACTAGCCCGGTTAGTCCAGTGCTGCTTCCGCTTCCCGTGGCTCCCGTAAAATTAATTGTTCCGTCGGCCGCAATACTCACATTTGGGCCAGGAATTAAGGTTTTTTGTTTGCCGTCCAGGGCGGCTTTAATCACTTTGTTTTGCACTGGGTTGGTGCTCTCGCTGTCCAGGGTGCTATCTACTGTTATGCCCGTTCCACCGTTTCCGCCACCGGCGCCCGTTATGGAAATTATATCGTCCGTAATATCTACGCCCGGTCCGGCTGTTAAGACGTTTTGCTTCTTGGCAATAAGGTTGCGCAAATCACTGTGTGCTGTTTGGCTGGCATTGTGTTCATTTACGGACGAAGAAACCTCCTGCGCGGCATTTTTGGCTTGCGTAGCCGCGGTTGCCGCCGCAGTGGCCGCGCCGGCGGCCGCTTGCAGAGAAGCGGCAATTTTGCTCAAATACTCCTCGGCTGTATGTTCGTTTGTTTCACTCACCTTATAGGTCAGCGCGCGGGACATCTTTTCGCTTAGTTCCTGCAATACATACATTAGTTTGTCAAACCCCCGTTCCAGTTCCTCGGCGTCCAATGCGTGGCCGCTTTGCAGATCTATGTCTTGCGTAAGCGGCGTTTGGCGCAAAATGGTAATTTTGCAGTCTTTGGACAGCGTAGGCACACGGCTCCCTACCGTTGGGTACGTCAGTTGCTTTTGGGCCATATTAACGGTAAACTGCCCGTCTGCACTGGTTTCCACGCCCTCGCTGTCGGTTATCACCACCCGCAGATCCGCGGCGGATAGAATGGGGAAAGGAATCCCAAATGTGCGGTTTTTTCCGTCCCCAACGTAAGTTATTTTTGTAGTGGTATTAGATACGGTCATTTTTAGTTACCTCTCTCTTTCTTAGGCCGCCGCCGATACAAATCACGCGGGCGCGGCGTGCTACCATTGAAAACGTAGTCATACGCATTAAAAAACCACGTATTAAGTTGGTTAGGATAAGGAGCCAAATAACTGGCCGCCTTAGCCACCGTTTCGGTTGCGTCTTGGCCTTTCTTTTTGCCGCGCACGTAACCGCTCACAGCCTCGGCCGGGCGCAAAATCATTTCCTCTAACGTGCCAGAAATGGGGGTTGGCCGATAGCCAAAACTTTGCCACCCCATCGCCTTGGCCAGTAGTACGGGCAGAATATCACGCACGCCCACAAACATACCGCTCACGTTATCCACCAGGCCGCTAAACCACCATTTGAGCAGTTCGTCCGGGCTTAAATCGTCCGGCCATTTCCCGGCAAGCAGTTGGCTCACAGTGTGCCACACCAGGAGGCGGCCTCCCACAAATCCGGCGTAGCGGATAGCATCGTGCTCCTCTAACAGTAGGCCCGTTTCAAGGCTCCAACGGTTAAATTCGTTGTTCATAAACGTAGCAAACATTGTAAGGCACCGCACAATGGCGTTTCGGTTGCGCATAATCTCAGCCGCGTCGTAGCGTCGGCCGGAGCCCAGCACGCGGTTAATCAGCATATCCGCGCGGTCAATGGCAATACGGTCGGCCTCTTTTTCGTTTTTGCCCTCTTTTGTGGCCATATCAAACCACTTATTGTAGGCCGTAACCCACATAGGAATAGCAAAGAAATCGTCCGTGGCCACCATAGCGGCATTGGTAAATTCCAAAAGCATACTATCCTCGCCGAAAATGTTTGCCTTACGCAGTTGGCGCATAGTAACGTCGTAGTTCTCGCTCTTATCTTTCATCATGGGCGACTTGCTAAACACATACGCTTGCAGTTGTTTGGCGTGTTCCATACCTAACAAACTTTGCGGGCCGTATTCGCTTAGGGCCAGGGCCACGCCTTTGAGTACGTCTTTACCCGTAAAGCCCTCCACGGCGTTGGTAAATAACCACGGGTTGGCTAAGTTTTCAATAATCACGCTTGACTTCCCGGCCAGTACGGCAATAGTGGTATGTTTGCGTAGCCACTCTACTGTTTTATTAATTACACCGATCCCGCTTGTTTCCTGGCCGCCCGTAGCGATCATATTAAGGTGCGCTTTGAGTAACGAGTACCCGTTGCGGCCGAGGTTTTTAATCAGCGTTTCGCGCATATAGTCGTTATCTAATAAGCGGCGCAAGTCCACCACAACCGGGCGAAAATACAAGTCGTGTATAACTTCGGTCATATGCCGCTCTACCAGGTTGAGGTTAAGGGCTAAGGGTTGGCGCACGTCTTTGGCACGGGCCTTTGTGTGCCCTTGCTTAGTAGTGGCCGCCCATGCCTGGTTGCTTTCCGTGTAGAGCGGTTGGGCCAAATACTCCTCGCGCTCGGCCCAGCGGCTCCCGCGCCAGTCGTATTTAATCGGGTAATATCCGCCGCGCAGTTGGGCTGTTTTTCCGTCAGCCGTCGCAATAGCAAACGACAGCGGCTCCACCTTGCCCGGTGTAAATCCCGTTAGCATTTGGTGCATTTTGCTCACTTCGCCCCACGGCTCATTGATTAAATCCCAAACGCCCTGTACAAAATCCCAGTCCTTTGCGGTGAGGTTGTTGCGTAAAAGGCGTTCTACGCTTTCTTGCGTCCACTCATTTGTAGTTCCGTCCGGGTTTTTGAGGTATCTAAAACCGACTGGCGGATTATCAAATAAGCGTTTGCGGTTTTGCTCGTTCCCCATGTTAAGGGCCATAGCAAGCAAGCGTTCTTTGGTACACTCGTCGCCCAGTTCCGGGTGGTATTTTTTGGTAGTAAAAATTTCCTGTAACTCGTCTTGCGTATAATGCTCGTCAATGAGTTTTTTATAAGCATCCTTAAACGCGCGCAAGTGTACACTTTCCTTATCGGCGGCCTCTTTGGTCGGCTTGCCGAAAAGGTCGTACATAAAGCCGAAATCGTGGTAGCCGTCGGCTTTGTGCAGTAGGGTATCTAACTTTGTCATGGAGTAAAAGTATTTTTCCATACCGCTAAAAAACCCGTCCTTTTCCGGCTCCACTTGGTCTTTGAATTTTTCACGCGTTTTTTGCGAAATGGTTTTGCTGAGGTGTTGCGACACCATAAAAGCCAAATCGCTAATCGTTTTGTGGCGGTGCATACTAAACAAACGGTTTTCAAAATTGGCCGTGTGGTTAATGTTTTTAAGCGCATCTACCACTTGTTGCAAACTGTCAATAGACAAATAACGCCAGTCCAAATTGCGCGATTCGTTAGTAATCCAGTCGGGTATCATTACACCGTCATAACCCAGTTCTTTATAGCGTTTGGCCCACTCACCTAAACTTTCCATTTTCATAGACTGGTCATAATCGTTGCGGGCGTAGCCGAGGCGGAAAAGCAAGTCGGCCATTTGCAAATAGTGGTCTTGCTTTTTAAGCAGTTGTATTTTTTTGCGTTGAAAGTATTTCATACTTTCTTGCAAACGGCGCAGTTGCTTACTAATACGCACGCTTTCCGCGGCCGCGGCCGCGTTAAAAAGTTCCTCCATTTTTGCCTGTGCGGCGGCATCGTAGTCCTGCCGGGCAAGTGCGCGCGCGGCGCGGGTGGCGGCGCGTTTTTGGGCCGTGTAATACGGTGAAAAGCGGGCGGCGATCCGCGCGGGCTTAGAGTGTAGCCACTCTCTTGCGGCCTTTTTGGCCAGGGCCTTGGTTTCTTGGGCGCGCTGTACGCTGGCCGTGCGTTTGAAGTTGAGGAACAAGTCGCGCTCTAAGGCCAGCACATCCAGGGCCCGGTCATTTGACAAGGCCTCGGCTTGTGCCCGGCGCAAGTCGCGCATATCCGAACTAAATTTGTACTTTTGCATCCGCTTTTCGGTTTCGTCATCTACGGCCTCTCTAAACGGTTTTAAGGCTACAAACTCCTCGGCCATTTGTGTAGCCGTCATCCCGTTGTTTTCAGCAAGCACTGTCCACAAAGTACGGTCGGCCTCGCTTAGCAAATTGGCGTGAAAAGCGTGCGCCAGTTCCTTAGCACTGGCCAAATTGTTAGCGTCGGTTTTGCCGTGGTCTTTGGCGTACTGGCTTTCTACAAAGTGGCTTTCCACGATGTTGGCCAGTTGGTAATCACTCCGGGCGGCAAGTTCCTTTTCCACGTTTTCATATTCGCGTTCGTAAGCGTATATTTCTTTTTGCTTATTAGTGTAATCCCACTCCTCATGTTCCTCTTTCATAATTTGGAGCACGGCGGCGTTGTGCGCGTCCTCGCGCAGGCGTTCCAACCGGGCCACATCCTCGGCGGAAAGTCCGGGAGTTTTGGTAAATGGCTCATACGTGCGCTCACGTTCGGCGGCTACAATTTCCTCCTCGGTGGCCAACATACGGTCAAACACGCGGCGGATGTCGTCGTTTAGTTCTACGTCTAGTTGCTTTTTAACGTTTTTATACACACGGAGCATCCAGCGGCGTAGGCGGCCAAAAAGCCGCTCCATTTCCAAACTAGGCGACTTTCCCTCGCGTAAATAGGCCTCAAAACTTTTCGCAAATTTCTCATGTTGTTCGCGGGTTAGTTCCTTTTGGCCCTCTTTAATATCAAGGTACTTGGCCAAAGGCGCAAAATCCTTTTTGTATTCCTCGCTTGCCAAGCCGCTGTTCACAAACTGCCAGCGTTCATTAAGCCAGTAGTGTGCCAGTTCGTGCGTTAAGGTGGAGGCGTTGGCGTCCGGCGTAAGCGTAATGGTGTTGGTCAGTTCATTAAACTTCCCGCGCATACGCCCGGCGGCCTCTTGGTAATACAGGTTAAGAATATCCACCGCTTTGTCATCAAAAATAACAAAACATTCCCCGTCCAAGTGTCCGTCGTAAGAAATACCTTTAATGCCGTGTTTGTTGAGTTCCAGCGAAGCCGCTTTTGCGTATTCGGTCCTATTAAGTATTTCAATAGGGGCAGTGCCCCCTTGGTCCGTGCCCAAATAGGCAAAGTGCCGGGCAATGGATTCATAGATTCCGCGGCCCGTCATATTGTCGCGTCCCTCTTGCGTGGTAAGTTCCGGCAAAATTTCGTTGTCCTCGGCCAAGGCCAAGACGGCATTTTTTACTTTTTCCGGCTGTTCGCTAAAGGTTTTATCCTCGTTTAACAGCACATCGTTTTCCGGGATTTCCACCTCGTAAAGTTTGCCTTTTTTGAAAGTAAACTTTTTGGGGTCTAGGCCCTCTACCATGCGCAAGAGTTCGGCGTAATGCTCGGCGGATTTTTTATTTTCCGCCGCGTATTTTTCATTGTCTTTCCAAAACTTGGCATAAAATTCGCTATCGTCTTTGAGTTTTGCTAACACGCGGGCGGCTTTGTCTTTACTGCCACGGTCATTAACATAATCCAACGCCTCGCGCATAATGCTTTTATCGCCTGGCAAGTATTCCTTTCCGTCGTAAATCAAAACATCATCAGGGCGCGGAATACCACGCGAAAGTTTCTCTCGGTAACGTTCGGCCGTTTCTTTATTTCCGGCAAAATACAGGCCCCAGCCGTGCGCTTGCGCACCCTCGCCTGTACCGATAGCAGACAGTGCAAACTTGTCAAAAACGTGTGGCGAGCCGTGATAAACGGCCTGGAAATAAACATTTGCATTGTTTTCATCAAACGTGCCCCTGTTATAGACGGACTTTATTTGCGTGGGTTCAAATACAATTATTTCTTGCAGTTCCCCGTCATAACTTTTTACCAAATCGTCCATTTCTACAAATACACCGTCGTACCCCTGTTCTTGTAATTTTCTAGTAAACGACTCGCTTTCAAACTTGGAAAGCATGTTATGTGCGTCCTTGGATTTTATGATATACGGGTTTTGCACGCTAAGATAAACAGGCATTACGCGCCCGTTTTCATTGGGTACTTGCTTAAACTTTTGCCAATCCCGCGAGTACATTGCGGCTAATTCTTGTTGCGGAGTAAAATAAAAACCTTTTCCTCTATATCCGTAGTCGGTTTGCGCGCCTATTTTTGATTTATCAAAACTGGAAAAGTCCCCCTGTTTTGTCCCGTGATACACAACAAGCGGCTTGCCATTTTCATCCACCACTTTGCTGTTCTTAAACCACTTCTTAAACGCGGATGAGTTCGGGTCGGTTTTGGCATTTTGGGCCTTGATTTTTGGGTTTTTATTGGCTATACTAATAGTACCGTTTGGCCCAATAGGTTCCTTTGCGGAGCCGATTTCGCCGGTAGTCCGGGAGTTTTCCCGGAGAGGTAAGGCGGCCTCCCAAACGGTCTTTTTATTGTCAATTTTCCGCCGGGGCATAAGCGTAGTTACTTTATAAAAACCGTTTCCCGGTTCTAACTTAATTGCCACGGTATGGTTTAGTCCTACCTTTCCCGTCAGCAGTAAAGACCCGTTATTTCCGCGTTGGATAAGTGCTAGCCGTTCCATAACCCCGTCAATAAACTCAATCGGGTTATCATAGCCCAGTTTGCCTATTTGTTCCAGTCGGCTCATAGTTTCGCCTTTTTTCACAACGGACAAATGTTTGAGTAGCGAGTTATACACGCGGATTTCGCCGGGTTGGATGTTTGCGGTTTGTGCAATTTCCGGGCTAATCACGCCATGTGCCACACCTCCCCATTTGCTTTTTACAAAAGCATTATCCGGGGCAGATGGGTCAAATTGGTTTAGCGCATTGATTTCTTGGAATAAATCCGCATTTGCGTTTTCTTGCGCAAAATCAAAACTTCCGGCCGTAAGGGCCTCGGCGTTAATGTTGTGCTCGGCCAGTACGCTTTCGCTCGGTTTCATTCCGTCCTTTACTGCCTCACGCAGTAAAAAGTAGTGCAAGTTTTTAAGCGCGCGCGTTCCGCGGTCTGGCAGTTTTTCGCCAAATTCTTTTTCAAAAAGTGTCTTAAATTGCCCGCTATTGACGTTCAAAATGTCATTAAGCCGCTTGTTGTAGCGGTCGCGTTTGGTAAGGGGGATGTATTTACCCACTTCCTCATTTACGGCCGCTATTAAATCCGGCACGTCGGCCGTAGTGGCCCCGGTGTCCTCTAAGTTGATAAGTGAGCCATAGCCGTTTTCCTCCAAGTATTCTTGCACGGCAAGGGCAGCCTCGTAAAGTTTCATCCCGTTTTTATTATTTACCAGGCCGTAAATGTTGCTTTCCTTGCGCCGCCAGTTTTCCGTTTCCCCGGCCCAGTCGGTATTTTCCGTTGCCACGCCGCCACGTTTGAGCAAATAGTCAATAATCGGCGTAGCACCGCCTTTTTCCTGGGCTGCTAAGGTTTCCTCGTTTTGGGTGAGCGCGTCTTTGATTTTGGCGTACACTTCTTTTGCCTGGTTAAAGGCCTGTTGTTGTTCCGGCGCAAGTTGCGTTTGCACAGTCGGCAAGTTCAAGTGTTCGGCAAATTCGGCAAAGTCCTGGCCGCGTTTTTTGGCCTCCACTACCGACATGCGCGCCATCAGTTGTGCGTTGGCCTCTACTTGTTTTTGCCACTCCTCGGCCTCAATTCCGGCCGGAGGTACGGACTGGGCCAAAACATTCGTCCAGGTTTGCGTGGCGGTGTCTAATTCGTCCTGTTTAATCTGCCCCTCTTTGAGCATTTGTTCGGCTTGCTCGTTGACGATTTTGGCTACTTCCTGTTCCTCGGCGGCGAGTTCGTTTTGTGTGCGGCCCTCCGGGCTAATCTTAATATCCCGTTCTAAGGCTTCGTATATCGGCTTCCCGGTCAGTTTGCTATATAACTGGCTTTGCACGGCCCAGGAGGCGGTTTTAATTTCAATATCGCCGCCCGTGGCTTTTGCCTCGTCGTATTGCCCTGCGGCCTCTGGACCGATGGCTTGTAAAAACTCGCGCGGGTCTATATTGTTTTCCTCGGCCACGCGGTCAATAGCCGTAATAGGAATATATACATTTTCTATCGGCGTGCCGTTGGTTTGGCTGGCTAAAAAGGCGATCGCCTTATCCGGGGAGCGTTCGGTAAGTTTTAATTCTTTCACACCCTCGCCAAGTTGTTTGTATAACTGGCCTACGCGCGCGGCCTCTTTTGTGGCGCGCATGTGGCGGTGGAAATTGCCCCCAAAACCGATAAGCCCTAATGCGCCGGAGCCGACGGCTACCTCATCCATACCCTCTAAACTCTCACCCATTACGCCGCTAAATGTGCGGCGTTCAAAAGGTTGTTTGCTCGCGGCTTTGGCGGCTTCCTCGGCGGTCAGTTGCACCACGTTTTGCGCATATTCCGTAGCGGTTTCGCTCGCGGTAGTAATAGCCCACTGCTTAGCGGCTTTGGCAAAAGTTTGGCGCAAAGTCAGCCCCTCAAAAGCGGCGGGGTTGCCCTCAATGATTTTAATAAGCCCCTCGGCTCCCGGCACCTTAGCAAGCGTTTTTCCCAGCGCGCCTGACAAAGATTTTCCTACAAATTTGCTCCCTATTTTCCCGGCCAGTTTCCCGGCGGGTTTTAACACGCCGCCAATAAAGATTAAATCCCCGGCCGTTTCCAGTGCGGCGTTAATATAGCCCACCGTCCGGCTTGCTTTGTCGGCAAGTTCCACGGGTACGGGGTTGCCGTTTGCGTCGCGCAAGTTACGTAAATCACCATACGCAAGCCCGCCCTCCATATCGTTGGCATACTTGGCCATCCCGGCCACATATCCGCTGCGTGCGCCCCACGTGGCCCCGGTAATAGCACCCGGCACGGCTCCGGCACCTAACCCGGCCGCTCCGACACCTGCGCCTACCGCGCCGCCTACGGCCGCGCCTCCGGCCGTTCCGGCAATAGCATCGGGCTGGCTTAGTAAAATTTGCGTGGCAAATTCCGTCGCGTGGTACGGGGCGCGTGCAAACACGCTCCCGGTAGGGGCGGCCAGGTCGGCAATTTCCCGTTCCAGCAAGGCAATTTCATCATCATAGGCCGTGCCGTATGTTTTGGTTTGTAAATCATATTCGCGTTGCTTAATACGCAAGTCGGCCAGAGTGTCTTGTTTCCAGGATTTCTTAAAAGCGTTTAGCACCATTTTGAAGTTGCGCTCAAAAAAGCCCATTTTCTTATATTCGTCTTGGATAAGCGGCACGGTTTCTTTATCGTTAAGGAGCGAGTACGTTTCCGGGGCGGCGTTTTGTAATACGTCCAGTTCCGCCTTACCGGGCAAGGCCTGGTGTTTTTGGAAGTCCTCAAAGTTCGCGCTGATAAATTCCGGCGCGTACCCGGTTTGTTTGCTGAGGCGTTGCACAGTGGCCTCTCTATCTGGGTTGAGTTGGCTTGCGCTTTCCAGGTTATCTGTTACGGTATGGTGTCGGCGCGAGGGCAAATTTTCCACCAGTAAGCCGCCGTAGGTTTGCCCGGCGGCCTCGGTGTCAAAGTTGGTTTGCGGTACTTGTGCGCTCGGCAAATCGTTTTTAGATAATGTCATCGTAATTCTCCTGTTCATCCGGGTTGATAAACAAATGCACCCCTTTCATAATTGGCTTTTGGGCGGCCAGTTTTTGGGCCGCGGCTCTTGCCTCTTTTTGTTGTTTTACGCTTTCGCGCAGTGCTTTGGGGCTCTTTTCGCCACGGGTGGAGTAAAAATAATCTATCGCAAAGTCCATATCCTCCGTGGTAGGCACTACTTTATTTTCAAGCATCCAGTTAATCGCGTCGTTTTCCGGCGTGCCCGCGGTAAAAAGTTTTTGGCCGCCGTATCGTTTTGTCCAGTCCTCCAAATCGGCCTCACCCCACTCAAAGGACGGATCGGCCTTTTCCTGGCGTACGGCCTGGGAAATCAGTTTTACATAGTTCCCGCCGTCCGGGTAGGAGCGCATATAGTCGCCCATGACGCGCTGTTGTTCTAAGTTCAAAGACGAGGTAGCGAGGTATTTTTCTTTGCTAAACCAGCCGCCCGTTTTTTGTAATAAACTGTTGGCGATGCTTACCATTTCCTCCGGCTTTTTTTCCTGGCTTTGCCGTTTGACTTCCAGCATAAACATAGCCCGGTCGGCCGGGTCGCTTATTTTACGTTTAGCGTCGGCCTCAATTTGTTTGAGCACAAAAGAAGTTCCCTGTTTTTCATCGGTGCTTTTGTAGCACTCTTTTACCAGGGCTTTGTAGTCGCTTGCGTTTAGGCGGCCGTTGGTAAAACTGCCACGTACTTCGTCCTCGCCGACACTTCCGTCGCTAATCCCTTTCCACAAGCGCAAGTATTCCTCCGGGTCGCTGTGTGCGGCCTGGCCGCGTGTAGAGTGCTCCTTAAAAAGCGTTTCAATAAATTTCTCTTTGGTAAATTTATCTTTGCTGTCGTTGGCGTACTGAGCGGCCAGTTTGAGGCCCTGTTCTAAGGTGCCCGCGTCGCTTACCAGTTTATCGGCGGCGGTGTAAAAGTTTTCGTCACGTTCACGGTTGCGTTGTTCCTTAAAACGCTTTTCGTCAGCCATGCGGGCTTGTAGGTCTTTGAGCAAATCGTCCTGTATGCTTTGCTCATACCCGGTGGCGGCAATCACACGCTTAGCGTAGTTCAAATCCACCTCACCCGTGGCCGTGCGCACTTTGCTTGCCTCGGCCCACATGTCCGTTTTAAGGTTGTTGACGACGGCGGTTTTCACTTGTTTAGCAAGTGCGCGGCCTGTTTTTACGTCTATTTTGTCGCGGTTGGCGGTCAAAACTTCGGCCGCTTGTGCGGGTTGGTCGCGCTCCAAAAGCGTGCCTACGGCTGTGCTCACGGCTTGGCCGTTAAGCGCGTACAAATTAGCCTCCTGTACTTCGGGCGGTAAGCCGTTTTGCATCCAGTTAGCTTTTGCTTTTTCGGTCATTAAGCCGAGTTGCTCGTTCAATGTTTCCGGGTTGGCGGCCACACGTTGCATAGCGTCCTCGGTAAATGCTTTTGTCAAAAGGTCATCCGTAGCGCGTTGCTCTTTAAGTTGGTGTTGGGCCACACGGTTGTAATTGTTTTGAAAATCTTTTTCAAAATATAAACGCAGTTCCTCGTATTCCTCCGGGTTGGCGGCGGTGGATAGGTGCTTATCCATAAGTTCTTTTTGGCGGCTGGAATAGGCCTCGGCTATACCATCCGCATCGTTGTATTGTTTGGCTAAAAGTCCGCCGTCAATACGCTTTCCGTCCGGGCCGATTTTCCCGTTCAAAATTTCGTCATTATCTTTTTGCCAGTTTAACTGGGCCGACGTTAAGCGCAAGTTGCGGTTGCGCACTTCAAACCGCCGGGCGGAGGCCTCGCTTTCGCGGGCAATAGCGGCTACTCCCTGGGCCATATTGGCCCCGGCTTGCGCCAGTTTTTCACCAAACGCGCCGCTTACAGGTGTGGCCACTTGCGGCCGCGCCACGCTAATTTGTCCGGGGGCTACTTGGTTTTCGTATTGCGGTACTTTCATTTGGCACCTCCCCACATTCCGGCCACCATAGCGGCCGAGGATAACATAGAGGAATAAGCGTTAATGCGCCCGGCTTTTTTGGCATATTTCCCGGCAATGCGCATTTGCTCGGCCTGTCCCTTCGCGCCTACTTTGTTAAGTTCGGCTTGCAGTTGCATTTCACCCGCACGCGCGGAGGCCGTGCGTTTGATAAAATCTATGTCCTCTTTTTCAGCGCGCAAACTATCCAGCACCACATCTTCAAAGGACACACTACTTAAATCCGTTCCGTTGGCCGCGGCGGCTACTAATTGTTTGCCGTAGTTTTGCCGTCCGGCCCGGCGGGCCTGTTTTACCTGGAACGCGGCATTTTGCAAGTCGTATTTAATTTGACGGTTGCTGCTCATTTCGTCTAAGGCGGCTTGTGTTTCTACCGCGCGGGCTTGCGCGTTAAGGTTGGCTTGTTCGGCGCGGCCGGAGGTAATCGCGCTAGACGCGCTCATAATCCCGCTACCGATAGCAAGGCCCGTTCCGGCCCCGCGCCAAAATTGCGGGTTTTTATAAAACGCTGTTTTTGTTTGTGTGGCGGCCGCCTCATTGGCGGCGGAATTGTTAGCGGTACACATTATTTTTTCCTCCGTATTTCAAATAGAATAAATTTAGCGCCGGTGGGCGAAACCGTTTCTTTCCCAAACGCCGCGCCCAAAAATTCCAGCAAACGGTGGGCTTGGGGGTACTGTGCATCCACGGCATTGTATAGTTCGGGGTAAATGTCTAAAAATCCCGCCACTACGTACTTACAGGCGCGCAAAAAATTTTTTTTGGTATGGTTGATTTCTTCGCTGCCCAGTAGCCACAGCCGCGCCCGTTTAGATAATACCCCGTCCGGCCTAAGGCCAAATAAACACATCGGTACGCCGTCGTGCAAGGCCGTAAAAGCAAACGCGCTTTGGCGTACGCTTTCTTCCAGCGCGGCGGCAGAGTCGGTTAGTCCTGCGTGGGCCAGTTCCAGCCGGTCGCCTTGGCGCAAACGCTTGGCGATAAAGGGCACGTCTTCGGGTAAAGTCCGGCGAATATGTATCATAAATTGCCCACCTGTGCGCAGGGCACTATTGCTGTAATCATAAGCGGCAGCGGGTCTTGCTGTTCTACTATCACGCTAGGCATTTGTTCGTAACTGGCCCCAAACGTAAAGCGTACGTCCTCCGAAACAAGTTCCTTTCCCTCGTTTAGTGTAATCGGGTATTCCGGGCTCCATGTTTCCATAAGGTCAGCATCGGCTCCCACACGTGCGTTGCGGCTATCCACAAAACACACGAGCGCGCCAATAAAGCGTTTCTTTTTGGACATAACCGAGCCGCTATCGGTATTCAAATCACCGCTTAGCGTGCGTAAGTGTGCCGTATAAGGCAATCCCACGTGCACCACGCTGGCGGCGGCGGTGAGTGTAATTTGCCCGTTTATTACCGTTTGGCGGGGGCATACTTGGCCGTCGGCCAAAATAGCCACTTCCTTGCCCTCTAGATAGTCCAGCCCGCTAATCACGGTAGCGGCCGCGCCTCTGTATGTCCGGCCGCAATCTACGAAAAATTGCTCTTTGGGGTCTTTGCTTGCCAAACGGTCAGCCATTTTTTCCACATAGCGGGTGCCGCCGCGGTTGACAATTAAAAATAGTTCATCGCGGCTTTTTCCGGGAATACAACAAATGCTTTCCACCAGGCCGTCGGTTTGCATTTCCGTCCAGGCAAGCACATTTTCGGCGTGCACATAAGTAAGGCACAATAACTTTCCGCTGGCTAGCAGTACCCACAAAAGCCCGTCCGGCTCCTGTTGGTAGGCCATTTCTATCACTCGTTCATTGTCAAAAAGGTGGGCGGCTATCCAACACAAATTATCACCGTGTACCACATCCGCGCTATAATCATAAGCGGCATCGCGTACTTTTGTTCCTTTCGGCATAGCGTAAATAGCACGGCTCCCAATAACTGCCGGGCGCACATTAGAGCCGCCGTCCGATGTTTGTTTCGGCATACCGCAATCGGCGGGGGTCATTACGGCCGAATCAGAGGCAAACGTGCCGGCGGCTGTAAAAGCCACCAGATTTTTCATACTCACTAGCGCGTTAATCGCGTTAATACCATCATCGCGCAAGGTGGTAGAAAATCCGTCGCTATCCTCTAACGGGGTAGAAGTGGCAAATGAATGGCTGTCGCCAATTTGCGTACCTTGCACACTATCTAATTGCCCCCAGGTCAGGCGGCCGCCGTGTTGGGCCACGCAAGATGGCCAGCCGTTTTTGGTGCTCCATGCGCCCTCGCTCCATTTTGGGGTGGTGTTAATGGTAATTTCTTGCCCGGCCACGTAGTCATAGCCGCGCACTTGTATTTGTACTAAGTGCTTAGGCGACGTGTTGGAGGAGGCGGAATCAGCCGACACGGAGAAATTTATTTCACTGGCCACTACCGGGGCTACGTTAAAAATACGCCACGTTTCCTTATACGTTTGTCCTCCGGCGGTAAAGGTGACTTCTTTTCCGCGTTGTACGCTACGCACATTAAATGCGCCCGCGCTCGTATTCGGTGCCAAAATAATGTTATCGTTGGCGGTACTATTGCCGAGTGCACCCTCAATGTTGTGGCCCAAAATAGCAATAGAGGTAATTACCACCGCAGAGGGGAACGTGTAAGAAAATCCGCCATGGTCTTGGTCGGTGTTGTTCACCATAGAAAATACGGTATCGTTCTTTCCGTCAAGCACTTTCCAAAAGTCGGCCTGTAAACTGTTATACGTGCCGGAGGGGGCCGCGGCGCTTGTAAAGGTAGGTATGCACGACTTGTATTCCCGGCCCGTAGAAAAGTAGGTTTCCAAATTCTTGGTATCATTTACAAGCGTAGCGGCCACTTTAAGCGGGCTCACGTACTGGGTGATTTTGTAGAAAATACCTACTTCCTGTTCCTCGCAGTCCAGGCGCAAGTAACAGTGGCCGTTGGTTACGGTCGGTTGTACGCGGATCCACCACAAGCCTACCGGGATAGATACCACGTCGTTAGCGTTAAAACTATTTACGTCCTGGTTGGCGGCCTGGTCGTGGTACATAATACTACTAATCGTGTGTAACGTCATCCACGAGTTTGCGTCGTTGGGGTCGGCGGAGTATTGTATTTCTACCTTGCCGCCCCACGTTCCTGTTGTTTGTACCACCATTTCCCCGGTCATAAGCATAGCCGAAGAAATGCTTTGACTTTGCGTCGTATATTGCGGGGAAAAGTTCACGGCTTTAAGGCGGTGTTTAATTTTCCACCACGCGCCCACGTCGCCCTCGGCAAACAAATCATTTTCGCACGTCAGATAAAATTTTCCGGCCGTGCTGTTATAGCAAGCGGAAATTTTAAGCGACTCGTCTTTGTTTTCCCGGTTGAGCGGGCCGTACATAAAAACGTAGTCGGTAAATTTCCAGTCGGTGTGTCCGTAGCGTTCCAGTTGCTTAGGGCGCTGGCCGTTGCGGGCAAAATACATCACATCTGCCGACTGGCAGTAATATAAATCTTGCAGTTCGCCCTCGTCTAAATCGGTTTCCACTTCATACACTAAATCGTGTTCGTCAAGCAGTTGCCCGTTTGAATTGTAAAAGCGGATGTACCCAGCGCCCACCTCTAAAGCGTAGGCCTGTTTCTTGCTAAACACAAACGGCAAGAGCCGCGCTTTTTTAGAGCGGTACCCGGTTTTTGTTACAGTGCGGGTGGTATCGGCCGAGGTCATACGCAGTAGCGTACCCGTTGACGGCACGGAGGTATCGGCATAGTTAATGGTTGGCGGGTTACTGGTTAAATCTACGTCCGTAATAGACACGGTGGACGAGGCCGTTGTTTCACTGTTTTTATAAACCGGGGAGCCGACAGCGGGCGTAGCGGTTTCGGTGTAAAGCGTTAAGGAATAGCCGGACACGCCCCATGCGTAAAGCGTTACCTCCTCCTCATGGGTGTAGGCAAATTTCTTTACCGGGGCCAGCATAAGCATACCGGGTCTATTGGCCGCGCCGCCTTGCGGTTGTATGTAATAGTTCACGCACTCGCGCAGCCACGTGGAAAATTTTTGCTGGTCCACACGGTGCCATAATCCAGGCGCAGACACGCCGCCATTGAGAGAGGGTTGTAATAAATGTACGGGCATTAGCGCGCCTCCAAAAATGCACTTGTTTTTTCCGGCACTTCAAACTGTTCAATTTTGTTTGCTTGCCGGGCCTCGTCTAATTTGCTCTGGTATTTTGAAAGCATAAGTTTGGCTATTTCGCTGTCGCCTGTTATCGGTACGGCCAGTTCCGCCGCTAAGAGCAGCGCAAAGCAGGCCACAAAAGAGGGGTCAAATACGGCCGTATTTTTCACATCCGCCACATAGCAGGCCCGCGCACCGCCGTATGGGCACGCCACCAGTTTATTGCCCTGGTTGTCATAAAAGAGGGTATAGGGGATTTGGTGGCAAGGGGGCACGTCTTTGTAAGAAATTTTCTTAACAAAAATACAGTCTGCCGGCAGGGCAAACACATACGGCAAATTTACCGACGGACTTTCAACGGTACTGGCGGCCAATTCGGCCCAGCGCATAGCAAAAGCCCAATCATGCGCGCGCAGTAAATTACGGCGCACAAAATCATACATCAAATTGGCAGTACGGGCGGTTTGTGTGTTTTCGCTTGGCGATGAAACAAGTTTTTGACCCAAGTTAGCCAGCGCCAAATTGATAATAGAAGTTTTAGAAATATCGTTTGCCATAATTCCCCTTGTACCCCGCCGGGGGAGATTAGCCCGGCGGGGTTTGGTTTTGCGTTAGTCCAAGCCAATGTTCGGGTTATCAGTAATAAATGCGCTGATTTTCCCGGCAGTGGCGGTGCCTGCTACGGTGTATTTCATACGTAAGTAGTCTTTGAGCCCGAGCGGTAGCGGGATAATTCCCAACATACCCTCGGTCAAAGAGGCCACGGGATAGGTGGGGAATGTCGCTACCGTTTCGGCAGACGAAAACGCTTCCGCGTTGTCGGTCTCCACCGAGGGCGTTACGCTGGTAGCCCCGGCAAAAGCGCTGTCCACGCGCACTACCAGGAATAAGCGGTTAGGCACATCCCCACCGTTGGTTTTGACGACGTTTGTGCTGGCGGCCGTAGTGGTTACGGCTTGTTTGTCGGAAAATACCAAAGAATTATCAATCATATTCCGCACCTCCTTAGTTGTTGCTTACCAGCGACTCGGTGTTGCTGATTGCGTCGCAGATATGCACCGGGATTTCGTCCACGGTCAAGATCGGCTTTGCACCCGGTTGGTTGGGGGCGTACTGGACATTGGCTTTTTTGCCTAACTGTTTACGCAAGGCACTGCGTACAGTTCTGTTCATGTAGAGCACGGCTTTACCAACGCCGATTTTTTGGATTCTTTCCTCGGCGTCTTGGATAAGCCCGTACAAGTCCACATTGGCTAAATCGCCCGTGTTGATGTTGGCTACGCGGGCCGCATAACGCCAATCCTGTACCGCTAAGCCGATTTGCCACTCAAAGTATTCCTTGTAAGCAGGATATTCTTTGTTGGTAGTGGTGTCTAAGTGATTGACCAGGCCAAAATCTTGGCGCGAGATACCCGCCTTAGACCCTTTGGGGAAGAAGCCGTACACTTTGTCGCTATCCCAAACCACCAAATAAATGGAGGTTTTGTCTTGGGCGGCAGTACCGCCTGCGTTGACGACGTTGCGGGAAGTATCTACGGAGGATTTGGTGGTATTATAGTATTCGGACAAGCCGACGCATTTTTCCAATTCCTTTTTACCGCCGTAGATTAAAGCGTTAGCGACGGTGTCGCTCATGCCCGCAATAATGCCTTTACTTTGTCCGGCGCGGACCGCGTCCACATGTCCGCCTTTTTCCGCAATAAGTTTATCCACCACGCTGTAAGCACCCAACGTGCCGGGGCGGGCCAAAACCACTTTTTGGGTGGCTTTTTCCGCATCTACGCCTTGATAGGCGCGCCGCCAAGTTCCGGCGGGAATCCCGGTGCGCACCGCGTATTCGTGGCCGCTGTCTAGGTTGCTTTCTCTAATAAGCATATCGCCAATAATGTCATTGGTTTGGCTCAAAACTTCCGCAACGGCCAACTCTTGCCCGTCAGGGCCAAATTGAGCGGCGGCATCACGGAGGTTATACATTTGGTCAGCAATAATCGCCATGTTGTTTTACCTCGTTTTAGTTTGAACGTTTCCCGTAAAGGGCTTGTGCAAATGTGACATCACCCTTTGCGGCTTCGTTAGAGTTCACTTGCTTATCCTCTTTAAGCAGTGATCCCGCTTGAAAGAACGCTTTTACCATAAGGGGATGGTTTCCCAGGCCCGTCTGGTCTAAGAGCGTGCGCAGTTCATCGCCGCCAAATTTATCTATCGCTTTTGCGCAAGTGGCCATTACGATAGGCAATTTGTCGCCGTGTTCCTGTTTTACTTGCTCTTGCCAAGCCGCCGCGGCAGCAGCCGCTCCGGCCGACAAGCGTTCGGCCTCAAAGTCCAAAATACGCTGGGCATCTTCGGGCTTTAAGTTTATGGTTTTGGCCAATTCTTTGTATTTGGCCATTTCTTGTGCATCTACCGCCGCTCCCCCGGGCAAGGATAAATCCTTATACGGGTCTTGCGGTGGGTCCTGCTGTTGTTGTCCGTCGCCGGGTTGTTTTTTGCCGCCGTCCGGGTTGGTGTCAGCGGAGCCATCAGTACCGGGCTTTTTGCCGTCGTCTGCTTTGGCTCCCCCAAGCAAAGAGTGTTTGTTATCCGCCTTGCCGTCCGGCCCGGAGGGGGGATTGTCCGTGCCTTTGGCCGGGTTATTGTCAGCGGGCGGGTTATTATCTCCGGCCGTGGGTTGTCCTCCGGCTGGCGGAGTATCCGTACCGCCATTTGCGGCCGGCGGCGTTCCGGCAGAGCCCGCATCGGCCGGGCCTCCGGCCTGTTCCATCAGCATACGGATAAGTTTGTGTTCGTTCATTTAGTCATCCTCCACGTTTTTTAGGTCTGTTGCTAACTGCTTAATTTCCGCCTCGTATTCCTGTTTCATTTGCTCATACGCGGCGGGGTCTGCTTTACGTACGAAATCCTCTATCCAGTTGCCAAGTGCGCGCATAGCGCAGTTGTACGCAGTAGCGTGGGTATCGCCCCGCACAAAAGCATTTTGACGGTGATTAGTGGCCAAGAAAAGCGAGTAAATCACCCGGCGTCCCTCTACCAAATTGAGTACGCGCCGCCAGTCGTTAATCGTACGCCGCTCAATATCGCGCGTGCGCTTTTGTTGAAATTCGGCTTTACTCATTTACGCCTCCTTGCGCTACCACATCTAACGCACTCCCGGTGTTAAGCGGGGTATCGGCCAAGGTTTTGGCACTTTGTACGGCCTGTGCAATTTGCGCTTGCTGGGCGAGGGCCTGTTGTTGTTCGGCTCTTGCCTGGCGGGAGGCCTGTACTTCTTCCTCCGGGCGTACCATTTTTGGGGTTGCGCCAATGGCCGTGAGTCCCTCGCGCAAAGCCCCGTCAAAATCCACCACGTCTAACACTTCGGCTTGCGCGTTAGCGGCTTGCACTTGTGCCAGTTCGGCGGCAAATTGCGCCCCTTGCCTAATAGAGTTAAGTGCGGTTGCTTTTTGTGCTTGCGCAATCATAGAAATATAGGACACGTTAATATCACGCCCCTGTATTTCCTCCGGCGGCGGTGGTAAAATTCCGGCGCGGTTGCAGATATTAAAAGTGCGCTCAATAAGCGGGTCCAACAGTTCGTTTTTAAGCCGTTCCAAGACGGGCCCCAACATCATCATTTTTTCTTGCGTACGTTCGGCCACTTCGGTAGCGGTCATTTTTCCAGCGTCAATGTTAGAAATCATTAAGAACATATCGGCAAAAAACTGCTCGCTGATACGCTGGCGGGTTTGTTCTATGGAGTATTCCAAACTTTTAAGGTCGGGTTGCACCTGGTACACGGGCCGCACGGCGGAATCGGTCGTGTCGTTGTGGCGGGTAAGGCCGCCGGGCATGAGGTTAATTTCGCCTTGCACTTTGTTAGACACCATAAGCGGCGGGTCTATACTCTTGTCTAAGGCCTCCAATTTTTTCTTTTGCATTTTTTGGAGCATTTTCACGTCGCCCAGCACCGTCCACCCTGGCCCGCGGCCGTAGGTATCGTTAGGGCGTTTTACTTCCCAGCGGCTTGCAATAACCGGGAAATCCTCATAGCCAGACTCACGTAAAAAGCGTTCTTGCCCGTCCATCCAATACACGGACACAAACGGCATATTTTTATTGCCAATGGCTCCGGGTGTGCGCTCGCGGTTAGGCATAATGAGGTGGCGCACTTTGTATTGGTTGGTATATTTTTTATCGTTGTACTGTTGGGCGATGGCGTGCGGTACGTTTTCCAGTCCAAACTCGCCCACCAGTTGCGCAACCGTCATGTAAAATTCCCGGCCGTAGGTATCAATGCGGCCGCGGTTGTTGTGCGCAAGCATAAACTCGCCGATAGTAAGCGGGCGGCAGTGGATAACCGTTTCGTAATCCTCCTCTACCACAAAAGCCCCGGTGCAAAATACGGCTATTTCCTCGTAGAAATTACGCAAGCATGCATACAGGTTGCTTTTGGCAAACACGCGCTCAATGACTTGCTTTACGTCATAAAGCCAGCGTTTGACGGCGTTGGTTTGCTCTTGTTGCGGGCCGTCTATGGTGAGTTCAAACCAGGAGCGGGAGGGCGAGGTTAAGCCGCTCATCATCCCGGCGGCCAAGATAGCCACGGCACGGGCGGCGGTAGAATCTAAAATTGTTTTCGCGTCTATCTTTTGGCCCTGTTTGCTTTTGGCCTCGTCGTCAAAACTGCCGGAAGTGGGAGCCAAATAGCGGGCTAATTCTTTCCACGCGGCTACCCACAAATCATATTCGCTTTTGAGTTGGCTAAAAATGCTGTTTGCGTCGCTTATTTTCATAATTACCCCAATGTCGTGCGGCTTGCGGCTTGTCCGGCAAGCGAAGTTCCGGCGGTACTCGGGGTACCGAGTGCGCCCGTGCGGCTGGTAAGCACGGTATTATTGGCCACGGCCGTACGGCGCTTGCGTTCCTCATCGGCGGCGGCAGAATCGGTGCGGGTGGTTTGGGCCGCGCCTTTGGCTTCCAAGAGCGCTTTTTGTTTGCGCTCGGTTTGTTCTTGTACTTGTTGTTGCTGTCGGGCCGCTTTGCGTTGGTCATGGGCGTTTTTGGCGCTCATACCAATACTTGCGGCGGCGGTTGCAATTCCTACTACGGCTGATACTGGGTCGCACATATTGCTTACCTCCTGTTAAATAACGTCGTAATTCATCTTGGCAAAGGCGGGGCGGCCGCGCTTGCCGTAAAAATCTTTCGGCAGTGGCAAAATCATAGAGGCCATAACGGCCGCATCGGCAAAGTCCGGGCTGGTGCCGGATTCTTTGCGCCACTCTTTTTTGTTTTGGAGCACTATTTGCCCCTTGTTGTTAAATTCGTAGAGCCGCGCGCCCAGTTCCCCTAGCACACGCTCATCACGGATAAACACTTTCCCGGCATCAGCATCACGGGCCAGGTCAAAATACCCTTGCGTCGTCATATTGCCGTAAGGCCCGGTAATGGTTTTGTTGTGGTACTCCTCAAAAACAATGCCGCGGCCGTCGCATTGGGCGCACACGTTGTCAATAATCGGCCCGCCCACGCCGTCGCCGTCCATGGCGCATTGGTTGACGTTGTGGCGGGTAAGCACATCGGCAATTTTGCCCTGCGTAAAAACCGCGTCCATTCCGGCCCAGGACTCCACGCATACCTCAGTAAGCGAGCCGTCCTCTAATCGGTCAGCCACAAAGACCACATTGTTATCCCCGCCAAACCGCGCAAGGTCAATTCCGGCCACGCGGGCTACGGGCGGCACGTTAGCCGGGGCGGCTTGCCGCATTTTCTCACCAGCGCCGCGTGCAAAGACTGAGTTAAAGGTACTCACAAAAGCATTTTCATCATTCTCGTACTCTTGCAAAAACATACCAAGGCCCATATCGTAGCCGCGGCGGCGGATATATTCCTGTTTGATTTGCTCTAACTGTTCGGCCGTAAATACGCCCGCCTCGCTTGCGCGCACGTTGGAATAAAACCAATTCGGGTCGCCTTTGGCGATGTGGGCCAGTTGGGTAAAATGGTTTTGACCGCGCACCGTAGAATTGAAAATCGCCCATCCGTTATTTTCGTCTAGGATAGGGCTTAAATAATCCCACGCTTGCGGGTCGGAGAGGGCATACTCGCTAAACACAATACCCGCCGGGTTTGAGCCGACGAGTGCGTTATAGTTATCACTTCCGCACACTTGCCACACGGAGCCGTTCTTAAAAACAATTTTCATCTCGCTTTCATTTACGCGGGCGCGGATTTCTTTGGGAAACGCTTCATCAATGCGGCGTAGCCCGGTGTGTTTGTTGACCGCGTCCCATATTGCTTTACGGGCCTGTCCGTATTGCGGGAGCATAAACCAGTACGTACCGGGGGTTTTCATCAGTTGGATGGCAGTAAGGTGCAGGCAAGCGTCGTCTTTTCCGTGGCGGCGCGGCCACATGAGTACGGCACGCTTTCCGCCGCGCGCAAAGTAGCGGAAAAAGGGCAACTGGTACGGCCGCGGTTTCCAGTTGTTTGGAATTAGAACGGAGGTCATTTTGCCACCTCCCCGGTTTGCGGCGTACCAGTTGCTTTTTCACCCGTGGAGGAGGCCTCGGCGTTAGCATAGTCCACCGTTTGGACGACTAAGGCCGGGCCTATATTCACGCTCGTTTCTTTTTCGGGTTTGAAAAGTCCGTGAATTTGTCCTATCTGTTTAAGTGCGTCTAAGGCATCCTTGCCCGTACCGCGGGCGATATTGGTGAGCCGTTGGAAAAACTCCGTCGGAGACATAAGGGCTTTCTCGGCTACTTCCTTTTGCAAAGCATCTATCCTTGCCCTAATCTTGCCCTCTTTTGCAAGGCGGGAGGCCTTAGGGTAAATGGTATTTAAGTTATCCGTTTTACAACCGGGGTAGGCGGCGCGGTAGGCCTCGGTTTTGGTATATCCGGCGGCCACGAGGTTAGCAAAAATCTCTTGGGCTAAGGTAAGCCCGGCGGAGGAGCGGGGGTTTTTGGCTGTTTTGGCCGCTTGTTCTGCGTTCCAGTCGGCCCAGCCCTCAAATAAGCAAAGTTGCTTATCGGGCGCAGGCACGGCCTTAGCGAGCAAGTTTTTGGTTTCTTGCTCTATTTTCTCAAAAACGGCCTCGCTAACTGGTTGCCCCTTTTTGGCCATAAAAAACGCTCACCTCGTTTGTGTTTTTGCACAAACGCGATAAGCGTAAATGTTCGCAAGCCAAAAATTTTACATCAAACGCGCTGGGCGCGTACCAGATAACATAGTATAAGTAATTTTCTTAAAATAGTCAAATCCAGTCAAAGCAAAACCCGCTTTCCGACGGTGGAAAGCGGGGGCAAATTAAAACATTTGTTGCAATTTATCACATGGGCGGATTATTACGGGAATATCCCTGTTTTCGCAATGTAATGCATACATAAAAGGAAACAAACGTTGCTGCAAATACCATTTTAACCAAGTCGTATCATAGTCTTGCAATGCAGGCCAACGAATCACATCTTTAGAAAATGCAACTATACAATAAGGGATATTTGCCTTAGAAATATCCGTATAATCAGCGAAATTTTTTATAGAATCTAAAAATTTTTTTACCAACTTTTTCCGTAACTCTTCTATCTCTGTTTTCAGCTCCTTCTCTTTAGGTTTATCCTTTAGAAACCAGTTCAACGCTTTTAGTTCAATAAAAATAAGTTTTTCGTTTTTGTGATACAAAACATCACACCTTTTATCGGGGCTAGTGCGGTAATTTTGCTTCATAAACGCTTCAAAATCAAAGAAAGACAATCCCAAATACAAAGAGCCGTTACATTTCTTATCATCAGGTAGTTTTTTACTTTGCAAGGAACAACAAGAACAAAATTCCGTAGAGATTTGCTTCATACATTAAACCCCTAGAAACAATTTATCCATCGGTTCCACCAAATTTTCAGAAATACGTTCTATATTGTCGGTAACATCAGTTAACGTGCTATAGTTTTGGCCTTCTATTTTTTCTGCTAAGTAGAACGAGGTTTTCTCGTTAATGTTATATTTTCTTTCATAAGCCGCCAATGCTTGGATAAAGGTAGGGCTATGGGAAGTCAAAACGACGGAAAACCCTTTGCTAACCAAAAGGGACACCATTTCCGCATACTTAATTTGCCATTCCGGGTGCAAATGATTTTCCGGCTCATCTAAAATCAGCAATGAATCCTTTGTTAAATAATCTTTCTTGAGCAAAGAGAATATCAACGCAAAAGATTTAATTCCACTAGCCACATCAAGCAATGTTAATTTAGAAGAATCCGAATCCACTTGATAACAAAAATCATTTGTTTCAGAATCAAAAGAAAATTTTGCTTGTTGAAAAATTGTCTTTTGGATAAATTCCAACATATCCGTATTAATGCTTATACGGTCTGATGCCTTATTTGCATCGCGGAACACATACATTAAATTTTCCCAATTTGGTTTATCAAAAGCAAATACTTTTTCCAAAACAAAAGGAGATTCTATATAGATGGGTTTGCCATATAAACTTTTTGCTTTAATAGGTTCCAACTTGAAATCAGTTACATCATTATTTGCTACAACAGTTTGCAAAATGCGATATTCTTGGTTTATAACGCCAATACTTCCTTCTTCATGATATTTAGAGTTATTAATAATGCTAGAAAAAATTGATTTCAAATGAAAATCAAAAGCCAATCGGGCCTTATTCTCATCAGAGGTTTCCCTCATTTTTTCAAAATGGGTAATAATTGCATCAACAGATTCTGCCACTTCAGTTGGAAGCTGTTCAGCAAAGGCCTCTCTGATTTTTTCCAATAAATTCAAAATGTTTGCTTCCGTTAACTTTTCTTTATCCCGCAAAAAAGCAGGCTTGCGTAAATAATCTATTACAGCACCAATCTCTTTGGAAAAGTTAACATCCGGCACAGAAACAGCGTTTACTTTTTGCAGAAGTGGAAGAAGTAAATTTTGGCGGATATAAGTCAACTGATTATTCGCAAAAAATTCTGAATATGTGCCTAAAGCTATAAGCAGTGCATATAATACTTTGCCAACGGTAGATTTTCCCGTATCGTTTTTACCCGCAATAACGGTTAAACCATTAACTTTAATGTTTGCGTCTTTAATTTTTCCTATTTTATTAATGATGAGTTCCATAGCACAATCCAAAATAAATTACAATCTTTCTATAATAGTATACTAATTTTGCAGAATTTAAGCGAAACAAAGCAGAATTAAGGCAAGTAAAAGCGGAATTTAGTGGGGGAAACCGGAAGCGGAAAAAAGAAGGATATTCTCAATGTATTAAACTTATAATTAAATTATACTATATTTCCTATTCTTTGTCAACCCACCAGTTTATTTAACACCGCCCGCGCGCCGGCGGGTGAGGTAAACAAGTCATCTTCCCACACGCACACGGTTTGCCGGCCGCAGTCCACCCGCCACACGCCACGGCGGTATTCCAACGCCACCCCGTGGCGGATTGTAAACCCGTCAATAAAACAAACGGGCTTACCGGCCTTGCTCTTGTTTATAAATTTCTTCATAAACCTGTTCCTTTGTAAATTCTTTCTCGGTGGGGTTTCTTACCTGCAAGGCAAGCAGTGCGCGAATGATACGCACTTTAAGGCCCACGTCGGCTTTTCCACCGTCGGTTTCGTACATCGGGCGGGGCAAAAAGAAATCGCGGCATTTGCGGGCGGAGCCCATAAAGAACGCATACGTCCTTTTTTGGTTGCCGGTAGCGTCCGTTTCCACAAACGCCTGTATTTTCCCGCAAGAAATGCAAATGTTTTTATAGCACACCACGTTATTATCCGTCGGGCCGATGCGCAAAAATACGGGCATGGCGCATACGGTCGGCTCGCCGCAATACTGACAGCGCGGCACGGCTGATTTTTTTTCTATCTTTTTTCCAAACTCTCTTTTGTAATTAAATGTCATTTTTTGTTCTCCCTTAAATCGTCAATGTAAGAGGCCGCCCGCTCGGCTATGGCCCGCAAAGACGCACACCCCAGCCGCCACCCGTGGCGCAGTACGGCAAAGGCTTCTTGCAAGTTTCCGCCGCATTTTACGACTATCTGCTCAAACAGCACGCGGTCGGGTTCAAACGCGCTGTTTATTTTTTGATTGTCGTTTTTGAGCAAGTCGGGGTTGGTGGCTTCCAGCCACGCCGTCAGCAGCACTTCCCGTTCGGTTTTTGGCTGCTTAAAATCAAGCGTGTAGTATTCTTCGCCGGACGGCAGTACATCTTCATATCTTTTTTGATTGAGGTACGTTCTAGCGTGGGGCACAAATTTACCGTCCGCTTTTACCCAATCGCGCAATTTCTTTTGTTTTTCCAAAGTCGGCAGAATATCAGCCGGATTGTATTTGCCGCTCGTCCATTTTTTTAAGGCTGCCTGTTTTCCTCTCTTGTTTGGATAGGCGTTCCAAAAAAGTTCAAAGCCAGCATCCTTTTGTGCAAGGGTTGGGGGATTATGGGGGTTATATATATTATTATTTATAATACTATTATCTATATATGGTTGCTGTATCAAATTTTGATACGCTGTTGTATCAAATTTTGATACGCTCTGTATCAAATTTTGATACAGTGGTGTATCATTTTTTGATACAGTTGGCATCACAGCGGTGGGGATGGGTTCTTTTTCTTCCGGCGCGGGTTCTTTTTTAGTCTGTTCGGTTGCACTTAAAACGGGTTCTGCTGTGCCCAAAACGGGGCTGGGTGCGTTTTTTGGTGCGTTAAGCAGATTTACCCCGGCAGCAGGCTGCGGGCCGATTTGCGGGTCGTTTTGGGCCGCGGGTTCATTTTCCACATATTTCACGCGCAGTGCCCACGTGTTGCGGTCAGACAGCGCAACCTCCACCAGCCCCAGTTCTTCCAGCCCCGCTACGGCTTTGCGCAGCGTGTTAATGCTTACGGCCAGCCGTTTGGCCAGCGCGCGGCAGGGCCGCTTGATGGTTCCCTCAGGCCACCAAGCCACCGTTTTTAATTTTTGATACACCAAATACAGCGTGGCGTTTTCCCACAATTTGGGGTTGTCCTCCTCGCTTTGGTATATTTTCGCAAACCCTTTACCCATAATCCCACTTCCTTTTGTACCCCGGCCCGGAGGCCGGGGTTATATTCTTTAATACGGGAGCGGCACTTTTTCTATTTCCGCCCGTAGTTCTAACACATGCAAGTATTCGCCCATCGCGCCCGCCTGGCGTTGTAATAATCCAAGCGGACAAAACGGCTTAAAACCATATGTGCCCGCCTCCATTTGAGTAATGACACGGTGCAATTTGCAATAACGGTCTTTTAGTTCCACGTACTCTTTTATCATACGCTCTTGCCACGGCTCCGGGGCGGCTACGCACATATCCGTTTTGTTTGTATCGGGTGCGCACATATCGGTTACTTGCCTTTTTTTTTCTTTCACTTCGTTCATAGTTTTACTCCTTACGTCTAATTTATTACATCGCAAATTTTCCCAGCATTATATCTACTATCAGTTGGCAAACTGCAAAAAGCGTAAATATAAACACGCCGCCTATTATAATTCCGGCGGCAATTTGCCCTAAAATATATATTTCACACTCGGCAAGGTGCGGTAATTCAATGCGTTGGCTCATCACATTACAAAACCCGTACCAAAAACTTTTCATTTTTTTTATCTCTCCTTTAACCTGCTTATAACTACCAAATCTGTACTTTTATTCCAAAAGGCATCCTTGCGGTCGCCTGGATAGCCAGCAAAACGCAAATTAAATCCATCATCAATATAACTCTGTAAAGTTTTTCCGTATTCCGGCTTGCGGTTGCGAGCAGGGATCGGTCTTTCCGGCCAAAAATCACAATCAAAAGCAGGGTTATATTCGCGTCCTCTTTTGACAAATATAACGCCACCTTGCCCCCTAAACGGATGGTTAAATTCCCGGCTCGTAAAAACAACAAAAACACGGTGGGTACTGTTGGCAATTCTTAAAACCCTGTTATTTTGCCGGATATCCTCTTTTGTTCGTAAAAACTTTTCTTTTTTCATTTTTTACTCTATTGTTTTTTATTGTGGATGGTGCCAATGATTTCCGTTGTTTTAATGTATGTATGGAGCGGTTGACCAGTATCGTCTTTTAACCAGCCGCCCGTATTTTTATCCCGGCGGACAACCCCTACACATTTAACAGCAGAAATCTTAAATCTAACAATATCGCCCTCGTAAATAAGCCGCCCTGTTTTATCTTTAAGCCCGGTGCATTGTTCCAGCACGCAATCCTCTATATTTGCCGGATTGGTGGGGGAAGTTCCAACACCGTCTAATGTGTTTTCAAAGACGTGTTTATCAGTAAAACAATACACGTCAAACATTCTTTTTGTAGGATTATGCCACGCTCTAAATCGCAATACGTCGTTCATTTTTTGTTGGGTGGTTATCATCGCTCCGCCTCCTCTTGTGTTTCGCAAAGGTCGCTTTCCGGCACATTGTAAGCAATGCCTATTCCAGCCAGAGACCCAATATCATATGTTCCGTTTTCTTTTACGGCCAAAATAAATACGGGGCAAGTTTTATTATTCGGGCATTTGAGCCATAGTTCCTGGCCGGGCTTCATTCCCCGCTTATCATTCTTTGTAATTTTGCTCATTTCGCATCCTCCTCAAAATTATTTACCGACGTATATAAATACCCCTCGTTTTTCATACCAATAACTTCTATGGCTGTTTTGCCGGAATATCCCTTTTGAAACCAAACAACGGCGCATGGAAAACCGAATGGAAATCCGCACATAGAAGCAGATAAAAAAACAAAGACACAGGTTTTCCGTAAGACCTCAAAAGTTTTATTCGCCCGATGCTGCTTGTTAGTTTTATTGCCGGAACAAGCAGCACTACATTTTCGGAAACCTCAAAACAGTGACGAACAAAGGCATCAAAAATAGAGTATGGGGGATTTGTTATTATCCAATCCACCATATCGTTAAAATCAAAAAAATCACGCCCTTTATCTATTTCACACCAATCAGCATAACAGCCGGGAGGAAAATTATTAAAAAAAGCGCCTTTCCCTAAACACGGTTCAAGGATAGTGCTATTACGTTCTATTGGTAGGGAATTTATAATCAATTTAGCAATATGAGGGGGCGTATATACTTTATCGTGCGTATTGCCGACTTTACCCTTATTGGCTTTTTTAATCGTCATATTTCACTTCTCCTTTATTCCAAGCCGCGCTAGCTTGTTTTATCGTGTCATAGAAAGTTTTTGTTTCTTTTCCACATCCACAGCAGATTGCCCAGTATTTATTTGGCCGGAAAAAGCTTCCTTAAAAAAGTTGTAATTGGTTGACCTCAGCTTTCATCCGGCCGTAAGCCAAATTAAAATACTCCGGGTTTTTCTCTACGCCTATAAAAGCGCGTTTTAAGCGGTGGCACGCCAGCCCGGTAGTGCCGGAGCCCATAAACGGGTCGCACACTACATTACCCTCTACGGAAATGTTCATTAAAATTTTGCGTACTATTTCCACCTTTTTAGCCGACGGGTGCGGCACTCCATCCTCTTTGAAGTTATCCATCACAAAGAAAGAGCGTTTTGTTTTGTATGTACCCATTACGTCTAAGTTCTTAAAAATATGTACCCCATACTCCACATCCGCAAGCCATTGGTTATTACAAAACGGCGTGGGCGAAGTCTTGCAAAAGCAAAGTTCCTTATATCCAAAATCGTGGTCTTTGGCGAATTTAATAAACTCAAATTTCGTTTCTTTGTCGCAGAACGTAAAGAAATTTAACTTACGCAATTTGCGTATGCAAAGCATCAAAAAATCCCTGTAATCCAAATCTTTATCACTACCGTACTCTTTTATTTTTAGGTAGTTCGGCCGGGCAGCACTCATCCCGCGGCCGTGAAATTCTTGCTTGTACGGCACATCGGTCAGTACCAAATCAAGGCTGTGCTTTGGGAAGTCTGCCAATACAGCCATACAGTCGCCGAGATAAAGTTCGTGTCCGTCAATGCGTTATGTGGGCTCCATAATTACAAATCCTCTAACATATAAATAAACCGCACGAGTACGGCTATGGTATCTAAGGCCTCGGCCTTTGCCTGTTCCAGGTTGCCATCATTTACGGCCTTTGCCACTTCGCCCAATTCCTCCGTGGCCAAACTAACGGCGTGTTGCGGGTTTTCGGCAAAGAACGGGTGCTTTTCCTCGGCGTGTTTCGTCGCCTGTATTATTTCGTTAAACGTTTCTACTCTCACTTTTTAACTCCTTATTTAGTTCAAGGGCTTTTTGTTTGGCCGGGTCGGCGTCCCGGTATAATGTTTGTGCCGGGCGGATAAGGTTGATAGGCCGATGTTTTACAATACAGTTCCACCGCCGATAACTTCGGCAAGCGTTCGCGCTTCACCGTCTTTCACCGTGTTAATGCTTCCGGTGGGCCGCGCAAAGCAAATAGAATTACTGTACATCCCTTTTGCTACGCAATAATGGCATAGGTCTTTGTTTGTAAAGTTCTTACAAACCGCTGGGCCGATTACAAACGTATCAATTTCGGATTCTCTGCTTTTTTTCATATCAGCACCGTGGGCACGTTGGGCGGCAGGAAAGACGGTATATTTGCATCCGCATACATCTTTACCGTCTCCGCGTCATCGTCAACGGCCATTAAAGGCAGCAGGCCACCCTCACGGCCAAACCCGTATTTGTGCGCCAGTTTGGCAAGCATTGTTTTTTTAAGCGCATAGTCCGGCTGTTTGTTTCCTTTTGGGCGCATTAAAAGTTCGTCCACGGGTACGTTTTTTTCTTTCAGCCAGTTTAGCGTTAAGCCGCGGAGGCTTTCGCTTCGGGCAGTTAAAATAAATATGGCCACGTTGTCCATTTTCAGCGCACGGGCAAAACATACAAAATCCCATATCGCCACGGCGTTGCCGCACCGGCGGCCGAACAACGCATAATCCCTGTCGTCGCCGAACTCGCGGCGGAACGTGTTTTCGCAAAGCACGCCGTCCAAATCCAGCAGTACGGCCGCGTTCGGCGCAAAATCCGCTACTTCGGCATTGCTCACTCGGTCGTATACCTCCGCGCTTTGCGCGCGTTCCTCCAGTATTACTCCCTCGTTTCCGCCTTGAATTAGCGCATTTTTCTTTGAACGCTCACGCTGGCTTTTGTTATTTTTTTTCATTGAGGGTGGGCCTCCTGTTTGTTTAATTCCTCCCGGCACTTGCGGCATATACCGAGGTGTGTTTCCATTCCGGGCTTTAATAACTTTTTACAATGCGGGCAAAAGTCGCTCATGTTCTCACTCCTTACGCCCGTGCCGCGGGTTGCTTATTCTCGCGGATTGCTTGTTTAATTCTTGCCGATACCAAGTTAAAAAACGTAAACGCCATTTTGGTAGCCAGGCAGTCGTCTTTGCGGGAAAGCGAAACTTCAAAATCAGTAGCACCTATTTTCCCGGGTTGCGACTTAACGCCTATCACGGCAACATTTTTCCCGTCCTGTTCAAATGTGATTTTTATTTCAAAATGCTTTTCCATAAAACACCTCACGCGTTAAATCGGCCGGACGGGTGGGAAAGGCCCGCCCGGCGTATTTTCGGGCCGCGCCGGAAGTTGGAGCGCGGACGCTTGGTCTTTTTTGGCCAAGAAATTAAAAAATCTTTTCAGCAGGTTAGGCTTTTGCACGCGGTAGTTTTTGGCGTATTTGTAAAGGCTTTTTTGGGCGGCTTCGCGCTCGCGGTCATAGTACGCATCTTCCACGGTGTAAAACAAATCCCACTCGGCCAATTCTAGCAGGATTCTGTTCCCGTTTGGCGTGGGAACCCAGCACCAGTAAAACCAATAACCCACCACTTGGCGGGAGGATACCACCTCCGCCAGCAACTCATCGGCCCATCCGGCCACAGCGTGCCAACCCAAGTGCAGCAGCAGCGTAATAGCCACGCGCTGCGTGTGTACATATACTTTTTGTTTGTTGCAATTCCCCTGTATCATTTTCTCTTCCTCCGTTTTAATACGCGGCACGGCGGTTATACATCTGCTCCACGTCGTCCAGCAAATAGACCTTGTAGCCATTTACATAACGGTCAAGCGGCCGTAGTCCTTTGCGCTTATAGGTGGTGGCCAATGTCGGCAAAGAACATCCAAACAACCGGGCCACGGCTTGCCGGGTCAAAAACGTATTGCCCGCCAAGTCGGTGATAACTTCTTTTACCTTAGACGTGTTTTTGAACATCCGCACGTCTAATTTTTTATACGCCATTTTTTCGTTATCCATAACCCACCTATAAATCTTTGCGCTACACCCCTTTTTTAGGGTTAGATATGGTAAAATAAAACCGTACACACCTCTGGCAAAGTTTGTACGGTTTTTGGCTTGCAAACCGCGCGCTTTTCGCGGTTGGCAAATTACTCAAATTGTTTTTTTGTAAGCGTTTATTTGTTGCAAGCCAAATCCCGTTTTGCCGGGGGTACTGAATAATAACTTCATTAATAATTTACTAATTAAATTATTAAAAGTCAAGTGATTTTATTAAAAAGGGAATCTTATGACGAAAAAAGAAACAGATAAAGTGATTAAAAAAATCAAAATCGCTATGGCAGAAGAGTTTATTACACAAACCGAATTGGCCAAAAAATTAGGCCGTACACAAGGGGCAATTAGTGCGTGGTTCAAGGGGCGTGGCAGTCCAGACTTAGAAACCTTGATGCAGGTTTCGGACATATTAAAAAAACCCATTAATTATTTTTTTGATAACTCCGGCTCAATTAAGGGTAACAATAACGTGGTAAGTAGTAACAATAACAGTGTCCCCGCCGACGTGGAAAAAGATATTAAATTATTGACGGCCAAAATTGCGGCCTTGGAAAGCAAAATTGAAAATTTGGAATTAAAATATAATCTGCTCAAAAAGGGAAAATAACTTATGAAAAAATTTCTTTGTATTGAAATTATTATTGCAGCTATATATTCGCTATTTCTTTCTAATCAGTGGAGCGGGTTTGGGGAATATTTGGGCTATGTTTTAGGCTCCTTACTCTTTCCCCTGATTTTGGGGTATCTTGTTGCCGTATGCTGTACGCGTAAATCACCGCGCATTCATAAAATTGCCTTTGTGATTTTTTGCATTGTAATTGCTATGGCTGGATGTCAGCAATTTTATGAGAAACAACTTTACGAAACGCAAAGAAGCAAAATAGAAAATGATGTTAATCATAGTTTTAAGCAAGTAAATAGTGTACTCAAAGACTATGATTCTAATGTTACGGCAAAACAAATGGATAAAGATATGCAAGTTTTAAGTGAGGGAATTATTAAGACAATGGTTCAAACTTTTTTAGCAAAAGCACAAAAAGTTCAAGTTCCAACGCCTATGCTTAATGATACTAGTTTCCTAAAATCTCAAAAATCTTTATCAGCAGCCATTACGAAGCAAGATTTGTCCATTAAACAATACAACAAAGAAATTGAACAAATTGTCAGAGATATTATGCAAGAAGCCAATAAAGCCAGTTTAGATGCTTGCATAGAAAAATATAGCGTGGATTCTTGTGAAAAAATTAAATCGTCGTTGAATCAGGGGTTGGAAGGAGCCCAAAAACAGATATTGTCTAGCATTCCTGTTTATGTTGATTATATACAAGAAGAACTTAATGCTATCCGGTTTATCAATGCCCACTATAATAAATTTACGACATCAGGGCAGTTTCCTCATTTCACAGATACAAAATTACAAAATGAATTTATGAAAAAAATACAAGAAGTTGATAAAAAGGGACGGGCTGTTACGGAAATGAGAAATCGTGCTTGGGAAAACACAAGCAGGCAGACTGCTAGATTTTAAAAGCAAAAAATAAACTTACTGGAAAAGGGAAAATAATGTATGAAAAAATTTCTATTAGGCATCGGCGGTTTTTTTGTTTTTATTATTATTTTGGCCGCGTTCCTACCGGGCCCGTGGGCGTGGAATTTTGGCACCATACTGGGCCATATCACCTACGCTATTGCATGGCCATTTATGTATGAGCCGCAAAGCACCGCCGGGCGACTAATACAAATTTTGTTTATATGGGCACTTATTTTCACAATTCCAATACTGATAGTAAAATTTATTTCTTACTTAAAAAGGAAAACAAAAAAAACCGAAGTAAAAACACTAAAAATAGAACAAGAATTACGGGCAAAATTTCCTTTGTTAGAAAATTATTTTAATGATGTTTTTAAGTGGTTACGCAAAGAAGTAAAAAACAAACACGAGGCACTTACGGCCGCGGCCAAAACAAAAGGCGTTTTGCCCGAGAATATGCCTTACGTGCTTTTGTTTTTTCAAGTTACCGAACAATTAAAATCCGGGGAGTGGTATGTACACCGCGGCATGCTCAATATGCAAGGTGAGGATATGTACGCTCTTTGGAAATATCTATTAGACAAATTGGAACACTACAAATACTTCTCGGCCGACGACTTCGCACAAAGGCGCAAAGAAATGGCCGAGTGGATAAAAACAAATGGCTGATAAAATTTCAAGTTTCAAACAAGCCGGACGGAGTGGGTATCGTTACCGCAAACAAATAAACGGCCGCGTGTATGACAAGTATTTCCACGGAAATAAAGAACAACGCGAGCACGATTATAAGTTATGGGTGGAACAGTTGGAGCAACAAAACCGCTCCCGCAAGTTTGACGGCTCTAAAACATGGGCGTATTTTGTGAGCGCCTTTCTAAAATCTATGCGCGCAGAAAAGGATGCTAAAACGGGCAAGCCCATTTGGCGCACGCGCACCGTGGCCGAATACGGCTATGCTCTTGCACATTTTGAAAAGGTCGTACACCCTCACTATGTAAAGGACTTAACCTTTGAGCAGGTGGCCCTATTCCGGCGCACACGGGTAGAGGAGGCGCAAAGTAAAGGGGATGATAATTACGGCGTAAACAAAGACATGGGTTGTCTTTTGCGCGCGCTTGACTGGGGAATGGTGGAGGGGTATATTCCGTATATAGACCTCACCCCGGTACGCAACACACCTAAAAAGACCAGCGCGCCTATTGTGCGCGTACTAACTCCGTGGGAGTTGTCTATGTTATTTAAGTATAGTTCTCCGCAAATGCGGGTGGCTACGCGCATGGGGTTAGAGGGCAATTTACGGCCGGAGGAAATGTATAATTTCTTGCTGGAAAAGATAGACCCCAAAACGGGAATCGGCTGGGTAACACACAACGACGAGGACAAAAAGCGCGGTATTCGTTTTTGGACGGTAAAGCGGGATAAAGAACGCCCGGTATATTTCACGCCGGACACTATTAAAGATATTCTTTCGCTCGGCGCAAAGACGTACCTAATCACTAATGAGGACGGCAAGCCGCTAAACGACAACACTTTTTCAAAGCATTGGAATAAAAATCTCAAACATGTAAATGATATGATTTTGCGCCGGGAGCCGGACGGCCACAAAATCCTATGCACTTATAAATCATTACGCAAAACGCATACTACCTATATGCTGCAAGCCGGAGCGGCCAAAGAGGATGTTTCAAAGTACGTATCACACGCGGAAGTAAAAACAACGGAGCGACACTATATTGATAAAGAAATGTTACGCAAAGCAGACGCAAAAGCGCGGTTAGAGCACTTGTCGCGCATGAAAAAATTTGTTTCCATGCTCCCTAAAATGGTGCAAAAATAG